CTAAACAGTTAGTGGCCACATAAAGAAAGTTTCTTTCAATTAGACTTTTAAAGAATAATGTTGTTAAACCGGCATAGACAAATATCATAAGGTCTACACTAGGTAGTTTGTCATTTTGTGCCATTAAGACTGCAAATAAGGTAGGTATACTGGCAAAGTGCAGAAGAACTATTGTAAGCCAGCCTAATGTATGGGCGCTAATACGTCCTAAATGATTACGCAGAAACTCCCATATATTTACAGGAATATGTGCTACAAAGCTACCTGTAGATGATAGTGCTTTTTCAAATTTATTTATAGAAGATGTGTCGGCCAATTTTAGCTACCCTTTCTCGTTTCCAACCCGGATTAATGTAGTCTGCATGGAAATACAGTGCATGAGTAAGACTAGGAAGTCTAAAACCTTCTAGTAATACTTTTTTCGCCACTTCCAAACTTTCCTCGTATAGATCAGGATGCTTTGGTTTAAAATTTACATTTCTATCACATACCCAACTAAATTGGCATAAAACTTTATCATATACAAAATTCTTTTGATATATTACCTTGCAAATATCTCCAGGAAATTTTCCATCACTATTGGCACGGTTAAGAGTTACTTGAGCAACCGCCACCTTACCTTCAAATGGTTCAGATCCTGCTTCGTGATATATATTCTTGGCAAGGCAACCTAACTGCCTTTCTCTCATTTCAGCTGTGATTTTAGATGCTTCTAAGTTTTCTACTGATCCTATTCTATGTTTTACTGCCCATGACAACATACTAATAGAAAAGTATAAACCAATCATCATCATAAGAACACCTAGAACATTAGCAACCTTTGTTTTGGTGCTCTTTCCTGCACGTTCCCTATCTAGCGTAATTTCAGTCATTTCTGACCTCCTTTCTCGTTAGCGGTAAGAATAATTATGCGGTATTTTATATTTTAGCTGGAAATAGAGTAAAAATCAATCTTTTTGGCTTTATTTTTTTCCTATAATCATAAATCTTGAAAATGACCAATCAGGATAGGTAAAATCTAGTTGTCCTATGTAATTTATTGATCTCAAAGGATATAAGGTTTGAAAGTGTTCTAATGATTCAGAATGAACAAAATGGTCATCATGTTTCATGTTGTTACCTTGAATGATTACCCTTTTTCCTGTTTTGATTCTTTCAAACCATTCTAAATCTTTAAAATGTTCACTACTTGTATTAATTATAAGATCAGCATCAGAGTCTAATGTGGAGCAATCTAAGGTATGAGCTTTAAACATCCAATTCTGGATAACCCAATTTTCATTTAACATGTCGGCTATAGGTTTACATAATGGATCAATATCATAACTAAAAATCTTTTTGACTTTAAATTTACCTCTAGACAATAATAGGAATGCTGTTAACCCATACCAACCTCCATAAATGGCTGTAAGGTCGCTTTTCCATTTTAAATTCTCTAATTCTTCACAAAGCCATAATTTACTAGATATTTGCCCGCTACTAAAGGCATCCTTATCAATCATTCTGCTAAACTTTTATAAAATTTTTTAAGTTCAGGAAAAACCTTAACAAACTTAAGATCACGTCTTTGATCATATTGGCTAAAAAAAGTATAAAAATTTCTTCTGGCCGTTTCTAACCTATGTAAATCTGAAGCGCCTTCTTTAAATATTTTGTAATTTCTTTCTAATTTGGCAATCTCAAAATCATAAAATCCTATAAAGTTTTCTATGTTAGCATTTGTTTTCATAAAATCTAACGCTTCAATAAAATATTTTTCAAAAGAAATTGGTAATACATGAATAGACTGCCACTCTGGGTTTCTTAACAATGGGATGTCAAACCAAACTCTTTGTTTAGGCTCAATAACATGATCAGGATGTGGATAATAAGGATCATTAATAGGAATAGTTTTTACACCCTGTATTAGCTTACTATTTTTCTTTCTTAGTTCTAGTATCCAAGCTAAAAAATCTTTAATTTTTGGCACACTTAACACATTGAATGTATTAATAAAAGTTATTGTTGTATTAATGGTTTCACCTAAAAATCTATCTATATTATGATTTAATATCTTAAAGTCTAGGCCTGTTCTTATATATTCTGCTTGTGAACCCACACTATCAATACTAATAAAAAGTGCAAAATTTTTAACAGGCATACTTACATACCAATTATTACCTGAATTAGGATTAAAACGTTCTTTATCCTCCCAAATTTTAATTTCTTCTAAGCGTTTAACCTTATGAATAAACTTATCTAAAAGTTCAGCTTTTGGAGGGCAAAAGTTACTTGTTATACTCAATTCTAACCAACTATTAGGATTAGCGTAGACATAATCTAAAACTCTGTAGAGATTATTGTCCATTAAAGGTTCCCCACCGGTAATCCGAAAAACTTCTAATTTTTTATAAAGCTGAGGCCACCATTGCCAAAATGCTGTCAAGTAAGGATTTTCCTTACCGCTTATTTTAATAGGCATCAACCCATCTTTGGCCAAATATTCTAAGTCATTGTGCCGAATCAGATCTCCATCATAATTATAAACATGAATAGGTCCTAAATTATTGATTTCTTCTTCCCAAGTGGTGCTTAGATGCGGACTACAATACATACATTTAAAATTACAGGCTTGATTAAAATTAACCTCTAAATATCTTGGATCGACTTCTAATGAATCTAGATTATTCAAAATGTCATCTTTGGCATTTTGAGCCCAATATTCACCAGACCTATATATTCTATCACTTCTGGCCCCTGAATCTTCTATTTTCCAACAGTAATGGCATCCTTGTGGTCTTTTACCCTGTAGCATCAATCTACGTTCTTTCTTTTTCTGTTTGGTGTTATGTAGGGCACCAGGATTTCTTTTTATATCATCTATGCTAATTTTATGTAATGGTGGATGATAACAACTATGTGTCATTCCGTTGGTAAAATGCATACTAACTTGTGCCCATTTAGCAAAACACATTGATTTACTAATTTTATCTAATTGTTCTTGGGCGGTATCCGCAGTTTTATTATAATTACTCATCGTTCCAATTTACGTTAGATAAAAGCCATTCAGCGATTTTTTGATGTCCTTTTATGGATGGGTGACCCCTATAGGTATATAGATCTAAATAATTAGACAAGATATCGGATAAATCGGGCTTATGGATAATACCTTTACCCCAAGTGTCATTTAAAATGTCTATGCAGGTATTTCCTTTTACATCCTGTCCTATATATCCTGTAAAATTAAATTGTGATAAAAGCGTTCTTTTTAAATCTAATAAACTTAATGTATCAAATAAATGTAAGAAAAATATTTTAAATCCGATGAGTTTAGATAGATTATCTATAATTAATAGAAACATTACTAAATCATTTTCCAAAATAGCGTGTTGATCATCAATTAAAAATTTGTCTATTAGACAAGCACCATATGCTTTTGAAACTGTTTTTTCAAATTGTAATAGACTTAGTCTATCTCTTACCAAAGTTGTGAATCCAAAAAAAACTATATCACCTCGAGATATTTTTCCATCTCTTATCGTTTGTAACAGAATATCAATTTGAGGAAAAGTCCCAGAACCCCTTTCACTTAAATTAACAAGACCTATTTCTAATCTGTTAGCAATTATAGAAATAAAACTCACATTGTATTTCAGAAATTGATCTCTGGTATGAAAGTCCATTCCATGAGTCGGATATCTAGCATCCGATTTATCATATTCATGTTCGAAGTCATCCTGATCTCCAGAAACAAAACTATCACCGAAAGCAAATATTTTCTTCATAATTATATTTAACTATAAATAAATCCATGAAGAAAATTTGTTTATTAGGTGGCAACGGTTATATAGGTTCTTCGCTTTATAAAAATTTAGACTACAATTTAACATCAATTGATTTATGTTGGTTTGGAAAAGATTTAGGTCATAGTAAAAAAATAGATGCTGGTTCTCTAACACCCAGTTTTCTTGGACAATTTGACACAATATTACTGTTTTCTGGTCACAGCTCTGTAAAAATGTGCGAAGGACCTTACGATTCTGTTTTTAAAAATAATGTAAAAGTTTTTGAAAACATTGCCAGCAATTTATTATCTTATCAAACCTTAATTTATGCCAGTAGTGGCAGTGTTTACGGAAACAAAAGTTTCGAAGCCATTGAGGAAGGGGAATTACAACTTCCGATAAATCATTATGATAAATCAAAACAAGAAATAGATAAACTTTGTAGGATTTATCTATCTTCAGGAAAAAAAATTATAGGATTAAGATTGGGAACAGTAAATGGATGGTCACCTAACCTAAGAACTGACCTAATGATAAATGGTATGGTTATAAAGTCTTTAACTGATATAATGGTAGTCAGCAACTTAGGTATACAAAGGCCTATATTAGGTATAAAGGATTTAGTTAGGGCTATAGATAATATAATACAAGATCCAAAACCTGGAGTTTATAACTTGGCTAGCTTTAATACCACAGTGGATGAAGTTTCAAATAATATCTGTAATTTACTCAAAGTTTCTAGGAATATAGACCAAACACCTGGTGTTATCTATGACTTTTCTATGAATACAAATAAATTTCAAAAGACCTATCAATTTACTTTTAAAGATAGTATTGATTCGATAGTCACATCACTATTAGATAAAACTTATCAAGTTTCTAATAGAAACCAGTATATAAATTATGTTTAATAATTACTGCCTAGCATGTGGGAGCACAAAATTAATATTACAATTAGATTTTGGATCTCAACCGTTAGCGAACAGTTATTTGTCAGATAAAGATCATGATGAGAAAACATATCCACTTGCTGTTAAATTATGTAAAAAATGTTATCATTTACAATTAAACTTTTCAGTTCCTCAAGAAGAAATTTATAAAAATTATCTTTATCTTAGTGGAACGTCTAACACTTTAAGCCAATATTGTGATTGGTTTGCCTCTCATGTAACCAAAGAGGTAGGATCGGTAGGATCAGTCATTGATATAGGCTGCAATGATGGCACCCAATTAGACTATTTTAAAAACTTAGGATGGGATACATACGGCATAGATCCAGCAGAAAATATCTACAACTTAAGTTCTGTAAAACATACTATTTGGAATAATTTTTTTACACGCGATGCTGTTTCATTAATCAATAAAACCTTTGATGTAATAATAGCACAAAATGTAATGGCACATAATCCAAGTCCTCTTGAATTCCTTTTCAATTGTAAGGCTTTAATGAACGATGATTCTACAATTTATGTTCAGACAAGTCAATGTAACATGATTTTAAATAATGAATTTGATACCATTTACCATGAGCACATAAATTTTTTTAATTTACAGAGTATGATGAAACTGTGTGAGAGAGCAGGGCTTCATTTAGTTGATATGAAAAAAACTCCTATACATGGAACTAGCTACGTCTTCGTAATTAAAAAATCTCCTTTGGATGTATATAATTTAGCAAAACTAATGTCTATAGAATATGCAGCAGGATTGTATCAAAAAAATACTTACGATTTGTGGGCTCAAAAAGTAAACAATATAAGGTTGAACCTTATTGATATTATTGAAATCTATAGAAATGATGGCTTTAGATTAATAGGATACGGTGCTGCTGCTAAAGGTAACACTTTACTTAATTTTACAAAAATTAAATTAGATTTTATAATTGATGACAATCCTTTAAAACAAAATCTTTATACTCCTGGTATGAAAATTAATATAAAATCAATCAATAGTTTAGATACTCTTGATATAAATGAAAAAGTTTTGTTTATTCCATTGGCATGGAATTTTTTTAACGAGATAAAATCAAAAATTTTATCAAAACGCTCTAATCCTAACGATAAATTTTTAATCTATTTTCCAGAGGTAAAAATCGATGACATTTAAATTTCCTTTAATAGAACTTGTAGATAGATACTGCATTGCCAAATTGAAAATGAATAAATTGCAAGGTGCAAATAAAGAAGAATTTGAATTTTATTCGTCTCAACTTCAAACTATTGACCTTAACATCATAAAAGAAGAATTAGATCTTTTATATAATGTTCATGAAAGAGTATGGGACCTGGAAGATGACTTCAAAAAATACAGGGTTGAAAATTTGTATAACTTAGAAGAAATCGGAAGAAGGGCTCTACACGTAAGAGATATTCTACAAGAAAGGTATGATTTAAAAAATAAAATGGCAGAAAAATTAGGAGACCCAGTGAAAGAAATTAAGAAATATGGTTAAAGATTTCTAATTGATTAAATTCTGGAGTAAGTGACTGATATTTCATATCCATTATAACGTTATAATTATGTTCTAATATTGGTCTACACTGTGCAATAAAATCTTCTTTTTCTATATTTGTCATACTGCACAATCTTTCAATTTCAACTAAAATAGCTTCTTTTCTCTTTTGATCATCGTTAATAAAATTATAGTCTTCATTAATAATAGGATGAAATGTTTTAAATCCTCGTGTGTGTAGATATCCTAAAGCCTCATAGGCTCCATAGACTATAAATGGTCTTTTACACCAAATTGGTCTATAGGTTTTTTCTGTGCAGTCTGCAAAATGGCCTAGACTTGTTTCTAATACAACATGAAAAAAACTCTCTTGAATGGCTATATTTAGGTCGTGATCATTAAAAGTTAGAGATCTACCTATTTGATAGGGAATATTTCTAATCCAACTTTCAATAAGAATTGACTTAGAATTTAAAATGCTTAGATAGTTTATTACTTCTTCATTTGAAATTTTTAATAATTTACTAGGATAAGGATATGACCCATTACAGAAAGAATAAACAGCGTCGTCTAATAAACCTCTTTCTACAAGATCAACAAAAAACCTAAGTCTCCAAGGTTTAAAAGTTCTTGAAAAAATTGATAAAGATTTAGTTGGTTTTTTATCTAATATTAATTTTTCATCCAGCAAAACATTAAACATATTAAATCCGTCAACATGAATATCTGGAAAACCTTTCAACCTAAATTGTTCTTTGCACATTTTGGCAGATACCTTATCCTCACATACATAGAAAATTTGGTTTTGTGGTAAGTTATATTTTTCTATAATATCTAGAGTGTATTGTGCCATTCCCGGGACATGAGGAACATCGCTGTTTAAAATTACAAACTTTAGCGTATTATTTTGTTTAATATTTTTTACAAGGTCGTCATTAATTGCAATTAAATTTCTTGAAAAAACATAGATATTATGAGACTCAAATGTTAAATGATCAAAATTTTTTACCTCTAAATGTTTATTTAGAATTGAACTACCTTCGGTATAAATCATCTTTCAACCATCCAAGGTCCTGATTGCACAGCTAGATTGTGCAGATTATGTTCAACTATAGGTTTGGCAAACTCTAAGAACTGCGACAGTCCAGTAGCATCTAAGTTGATTAATTTATCTATTTCTTTGGTTATTAACCACATCCTTTCAGCATCGTTTTCAACACTATCATAATTTTCATCTATGAAAGGATGAAAAGTTTTATATCCATGGTCGTGTAAAAGCCTCAAAGATTGTGGTCTACCAAGTAGTATAAACGGATGTTTATTAAGAATAGCCTTATAGGTTTTTTCACTGATACACCTTCCTGGACCTGTAAAACCGTCACAACTATATCCTATAAATGCAAGAGTTTCTGAAATAATGCTAAAATAAGTATTTTCATAATATGTTTTATCGGCACTGGTATATGACCCCATATTCCTCTGTGTGAGTTCATCTGTATCCAAATATATAGGCTTTATTCCTTCAATAGATAATCTATGTTCATTCAAAAAATTGTTCCATTGCATATGCCCACCGGCCCATTTTTTTAACAAATAAAAAAATTCTTCACCTACAGGATACCTGTTAGAATTGTTATCTCCAAGGCTATTATAACTTACATACCCATCTTTAACATATCCTCTACTATGGAGATAACTTATTATAAAAGATCTATGTGGTCGCATAATACCATTCAAAAAAATGTATTTTTTATCGTATTTAGATTTATGAAGTGTAATGTTAGCAAAATTATATTGATCTGGTCTTAGCACTTTTATATGGTTTGCCGCACAACTGGCGGTATAATGATATTCATCAAAACTAAATACCCTAATTCTTCCAACATGGTAACGTCTTGCACAAAAGTCTACCTCCTTATCAATATCCGGACTCATTGAAATTAAAATTATTTTATTTGCGGGAATATTATTTTCAATAACTAAAAATTTGTATATTCCATCTACTACATTATGATATGCTTCGTGAGCATTAGATAAGATAAGGTAATAATTATCTAAAGTTTTAATCTTATCAAGCAGTTCAAAGTCTATTAACTCAGGTAAAATTTTATATCGAAATGCTTCAGCATTTAAAAATTCTAAGTAGAAAAATTTGCCCTCTTCAAGTGTTAAAAAATCAATATGACTATAAAAAAATTTGCCTTGTAGCCATTTATAATTGAAAGAAACAGATTCCCTAGTAGGCGCTTCTGGAGGGCTGATTACGATCGGAAAATAATTTCTATTTAAAATATTAGTGGGCTTATCCAGAGAAATAGGAATTTCTCCTGCCACTTTTAATTCTCCCTTTGTTTCCAATATAAATTCTACCACCTTTTTATCTGCAATTTCTGATATTGGTCTTAATTCTCCAATATAGCCGTCAGATTCGGAGGTTAGATAATAATAGTCTAATCCTTGTGTCAGATTAATATTGAAATCATAATTTGTTAAAAATTTATTATTTCCTTGATTATTTTTTAAATTATCTATAACCTCTAATAAAAATTTTGCATTCCATTTAAACAATGTTGCATAATCTCCGGTTACATAGGAAGATCTCACCAAATGAAATGAATGAGAATATATTTCTCTAGAATTTAACCAAGGATACTTATCATAGCTATTGTGTGACTTTGTATCTGCCACAAAATTAGTCAGTCTCCAAGGGAATATTATAGTAGGAATTTTGAGGATATGAGCTAAAACCATTAAGCCACCTTGATATCCTATCACACAGGCTACATGATCATTAAGAAATTTTATTTTATCCTCTATTGGTAAATCTACATTATCTAGAGTAATTACATCAAAGCCAGCTTCTCGAATCAATCTAAAAAAATGTTGATAAGTATTAAACGGGTAATGTTTATTCTTAGGATATGTATTGTTACTATCTAAGGAGTAAAAAATACTTGTTGGACTGGTATTATGATAACAGGCAAGTAGAATAAATCTTTTTTTACTTTTTCCTATCTCTTCTTCCCTTCCTTTTATAGTAATATTTTTTACATCTAGATAAGTAGAAAAAAATTTGTTATGGTCTCTAAGAAAAGGATGTGTTATTTCTTTATTTTCGTCCCATTCCTCCCTAATAGGTCTGTAGGTAACATTTTGTATGTTAAAAATTCTAATTAAATTATTGATTAGAATTAAATTTGTATCTTCTGTCGTAGTATAGACATCTAAATCCACATTTAACCCCAAGTAATCTACCAATGAAAGAAAATGTAAATAAGACCCTAACCCTCGGCCTCCATCTTTTATATGTAAAGTTTCGCTCATAAAGGATATTTACTATTATTATATATAGCTATATATTTATAAACTTCAGGCCATAATCTTATAAATTCTTTTTCCTTATTAGGTAAATCTTTCTCCAATTCTCTAGGATATTTAAAAGCATCTAATGAATTAATCCTTGGAGAATCCATAGATTCTTTTAATTTATTATAGATATTTTGAAGTAGATGATTATTCCATTTTTCTTCTTTATGGATATCCAAAACTTTTTCAATCTCCATAAGAGCTATTTTTTTCATAGGGTTCGGTAATCTAAACACATCTAATCCTGGTATATTCTGTAATAACTGCCAATACATCTGATTAAAATTATTTTTAGTTTTTAAAAAATCATAATATTCTAAAAGATTGAATGCTGAATATACACAATATAATGGATGTGTATCAAATGGTCTATTATATTCTGCCAATAGATCAAAATTATCATTTAAAGTTTTCCATTTGGCTCCGTGTCTAACATATTCAAACCTTTCTCCTATAGTTTCGAAACTTACACCCCAAATAGCTTTTTTATTTGATAATAATTTTTTTGCAATACCATTATTTTTTAATTCTGTAGATAGATTTGTTAGTATATAATAATTTGAGTCTGGAACAATATCTATGAGCCTATTGTTGGGTTTTTGTAGAAGAGGTTCACCACCTAGTAGTTGTATGTTGATGATAGAATCTTTATGCTTTTCTATAAAGGAAAAAATACTATCTTCAGCATGTTCTTTATTAGAATTTACCTTAATACCTTTAATAGCAGCCCACTGTGAGCTAAAATATTCATAGCAATAATTACAGGTTAAATTACAGGTATTACTCCATCTTAAATCGAGTTTATCAAGACGAAAATAATCTTGTTTTACTTCTTTAAATTGTTCCATTAACGGAACTGTATGAATTCTTTCAGTTCTAGCTCCTTTACTTTCTAACTCTTCGCATTGACTACACATCTTATTCCAATTTCCATCAATGATATCTTGGCGAAGTCCTCTAGCTATAGGTCCATTTAAAATTTCTTCTATTGGTTGTTGATTTATATTTCCTAAATCGCCTCTTAAAGAGCAACAAGGTTTAACACCGCCATCACTTCCTAGGAAAATACTGGTAAAAGGTAAACTACAAAACGTTGATTTATTCATATTTTTTAACTATTTGTGGAAAAAGCATAAATGCAAATTTATCATGTATTTCTTGTTTAGGGTGAGTAAAACCATGTGTTTCGCTTTCGTAATCTGTAATTAATCCATATAAGGATAGATTAGGTGCAATAATAGAATCAAAATTTTCTATCTGATCGCAAATCAGATAAAGAAGATTGTCGTTTTCAGTTTTATTCCAACCTTTATATTGACCGTACACAGCATGTGTCCAAACACAAAATACCCTGCCATTTAAATTTTTTGATAAGAGCTCAATATATTTAAGATGGAAAAAATATTGATACATAAAGTTAAAGGGATTTCCGAATATGGCTACAAATTCTTCGTAAAATTTTTTATTCGGCCAATCAATACCATAAGCTAAATTAGGAGTCCGAATATCTCCATTATTTAAAAAATATAACCAGCGAGACGGAGATGTGATTCCTACAAGAATTAAGTCACTGTCTTTCAAATAACCATTAGATAAATCATTCTCTATATTAAACACAGTTCCCTGTAAACTGTTTCCAACAACTGCTCGATTAGAATATTGAAGATCTAATAATTTAGCTAATTTTGCAGAGTAACTTAGCCTATTACACACTTTTTTGCTGATTTCATTCTTTAATTTTGGGTAGGATGATATAAATTTATCAAAGCCTTCTATACCTATAGATCTCTTTTCTCTATCTAACTCTATCATAGGTTTATTTAAAATTATATGATCACTTAATTCTGCACCAAAAGTGAAGCTACAACCATAAGCAACAAGTCTTGTTATGTCTTTTAATTTTACCACTTGCCTATTCCTTGATCATTAAATTTAAAACTAAAATCTATCTCTTGACTATTCCTATAATTTTCCATACTTCTATTATATCTATCCATACTCCATAGACTGGCACCTGATCCGTCTGGATTAGCCAGTATTCTGGCTCGTTGGGCAGCTAGAGATTCTGCCCTAGTAAAATCTGTGTAACTCCATGCATCCTTGTCTTGTTTGAAATCAAGATTAAAGTTATATGAATAGTTGCCATTATAATCGATTTTGAAATTATAAGAAGCCATAAAATTTCCTACCAACCGATCGCTAAATTCATTCTTATCTTTTATTGGGTCAAATATAATATTGATTTCATAACTACCTATTGTTCTATAAAAAATACGTAAAATAGGCCAAATTTCATTAATTAGGCTATCTGCCATAGGGTTGATATTTGGTTTCAAAATATTAAAATCAAAATTCTCATATTCGATTTCATTAATAGATCCGTCCTGTAACCTATTTAAATTATAAAAGTTTCCAGTAGTTGGCCTATTCCCACCAGACTCCATACCTAAATAAGTCACCATGTAGTGTAATAAAATATTAAAAGATTTTACCCTAATATGCCTATGTATTTTAGTGCTGGTATAATCAGTTTTAATCCAATTTCCTAAATAATATAGAGTGCTGATATTATAAAATTCTGGACCTTGACCAACTATTGTATCTGGGGGGATCATAAATCCATGCCCGCCTGCCACATCTGTTATATTATTATTCCTATTTCTATACAATAGCAGCAATGTTTCGTAAAAATGTTGTGGTTCTTCTGTTGGAAACCCTATTATCCAATTTGTGAAGGCCTCTATTCCTACTTGGTTTCCATGTCTAAAGTTATCTTCAATTTCATCAACTGTTACACCTTTATCCATATCTTGAAGGACTTTATTGCTCCCAGATTCAACTCCGTAGGTAAGACTTATACATCCCGAATCCGCCAAATCTTGAAAAAAATCTAAATCCATTCGGCCATCGCATCTGGCATAGCCAGTCCAATGAATTTTCAAATCTCTTGCCACCACTCCTTTGCAAAATGCCCTTAATTCATTAAGATTACCATTTACCAAGCTGTCTAAAAACCATATAAAATCTACACCATGATTATAATAAAGATTGGCTACCTCTTCTATTATACTTGTCGCCATTCTGCCTCTATATTTCCAAAAATGTGTCTCACTACAAAAAACACACTTAGCTATACATCCTCTACTAAGCTCACTATTGACCCCATTAGGCATGCCATAATCATTAAATATGAAATCACTATAGTCGGGTAGAGGTAACTGGTCTAAATTGAGTCGTTCTCCTTCTATCTGTCTTATCCACTTTTGTTCATCGTGCCTAACCCCATTCTCAATATCTTCTAAAATTTCTAAAAGTATTTTTTCACCTTCACCAGTAACAATATAATCAAATTCTTTTATAGGTTGCCAATAACTCTGATGGCATTGCGGGCCGCCTGCTAAAAGTATAGTATTAGGCCATCTGGCTTTTATTTCCCGTGCCATAAAATTTGTAGGTTCTTCATTACAATAATACATGCTAAACCCAACAACATCGGGTTTAAAATCTTCTATGATTTGTAAATATCTTTGAATAATAGGTTCAACATGCACATGTAATTCATTATGATAGGTCTCACCTATCCATTTCCATTCTCTAGAACTATTCCAAGGATCATAGTCTATACCCCAATCCTGATATTCTCTACTGGCTCTAGCATTAACGTCAAATGCTTTTGTTTCATATCCTGCGCCTTTACTAATCGCTACTAAACGAGCAAGATTATATGGTGGAAACATCTTCGCCCATTCTGGGAGTAAAAAGAAACATACCTTTGTATTTCGTTTAATATAACTTATATCAATATTTGTGAGATTTTTTTGCTGAGTTTTCTTTGCATAAGGCAAGATAGCCTGCATCACCTTGACATGCTTATCATCAATATCTATTTCAATTTTAGGTTTATTAACCTTTCTAAGACTGAATATTTTAGAATAACCTTTCGGTTTACTATTCATCTCTAGGCCTTGCTTTAAAATTAATTTCATGGCTAAAAATTTTGTCTATAGACGATACTTGTCCACATGTATCTGCACAGTAGGCTAATTTACCACATGAAACCGAAGGTTTGGTCCACGAGTCTGCAAAAACCCTGTCTAAGTGACCGCCATCTAATATTTCTTGTAGGCTATATTTTTCTAAACTAAAATTATCCCACCCGTGCTTATTCATATGATGATGAAGCTGTAAAGTTCTAGTATCCTCATAAACTCCATTAAGATGCGTGCCAATATAACAACAGGGCATCACCCTCCCGAAGTTGTCTATAAAAATTTCTTTTCCTTGCGACATCCAAACCTTAGATTTGCATTTAATCTCATAGTTATCATAACGAGAATTATCTTCGTGAGATATTCTATCTTCATATACCCTATCAACTGCACGTTGAAAATTCTTGCCTACTTGTTTTGAAGTTTTAAGTTCTCTGTAATATTCTGGTGAAAATTGATAGACTTGAAGGGGCAGGGTTCCTTTTGGATTTTCTAAACTTCTATTTTTAGGATCTTCAGGTGCTTCAATTATGTAATCTAATTCACCTTCTTTGTTCATAACTGGCAATGGTTTTAGCATGTCAAAGTTATTATCTACCCCAAGTGCCTTTTTAGGAATAAATTCATAAAATCCAAGTTGCTCAGATAAGGTTTTGGCCTCATCAATTTGATGTTCATTATGTTTGAAAATTAAATAATCCCATACTGCCGATCCTCCTCCATCTATGAAGGCCTTGACATTAGACATTAGGCTTTTCCAATTAACGTTTCGCCTATACAAATGGTTTGTATCCTCTAGACCATCAATACTAAATGTTAGAGCCCAATAGTTATGTGTTTTTCCAGCAGGATATTTAGAAAATAACTTTCCCATCTTATACCACCAATCTGGTTTTCTCATACCTCCATTGGTATTCATTCTGACGGCTATAGGAAATTTAGTATTTGATATATAAGTTAAAATTTCTAAAGTATCACGAGCAGCACCTGCATCGCCATGAACTCCGCAAAATAGTATTAATCTGCATTTTTTTAATATTTCTGGAGGAAACCATTTTTTAAATTTATCCAATGTAATTTGACCTATTTCTAAATCAGGGCGCACTAAAGGACTATTGTTATGAAATCTAACACACATAGGACATGCTGCGTTACAGGCATTTGTAAGTTCAATATGCATTTGAACTAATTCTTTACTATTCCAAAAAAGATCACCACTCATATTAATGCACCAAACTCTGGAAATGTTTTTTTAAAATTTTGATTCCTATAGACATCATGTTTTTCTACAATTATTTTAAATTTAATCCAATCTGTAGGATTCGGTGTCCCATTTAACATAAAGCCTTTAATGCCCTCCACGTGTTGGTTAACATTATGCGTTAAATTATTTTCTACCCTATCCATCTGTTCTGCTATTTTTTCTTTTATGTGTTGTGGTAATTTACTAATATTAAAATGAGAAGGATTATGAACTAAATTTAAGTAAATTCCAAAGTCATTCCAATTTGTATGATGTTCTTTAATGGTTTCTGGAAGATAAAAGGCATTCAGAGAACTAATTGTTATACACCAGCAAATTAGTAGATTGTTATGGTCTTTGTTAAATTGTCGAGCTTTTTCTAAATTAGCCGTAACGACATCCCACTGTGCAGGATATCTCATATATTCAAACCTTTCACCGACTCCATCTATACTAAAACTTAAATTTACGGCTTTAAAAAATTGCCAATATTTTATTTCTTCGGGCCAGGTTGTCCCATTAGTATTATAATGTAATTCTATATCTTTAGCGTAACCTTTTTCAACACAAATACGTAAAATCTCCCACATCGGTTTACTTAGAAAAGGTTCTCCTCCATAAAAATCAAACTGTCTTATGGTATGAAGATTGTTTTTTAGGTCGTCCCAAAATGGGCTATCTTCATCATATGTTTGATGAAATTTTTTCATATTCATTCCATATTGTTTGAAAGAAATGCCATTTTTTTTATGGTTTAAATCATAATCTTCTTTCATCCAAGTAGAGCTTATTGCAGCAAAGCATGTTCTACATTTTATATTACAAGTATTACCAAGATTTAATTCAAGTTTAGCAAGACCTTCATATGGTTGAATAATTTTATTTGTTAATTCGTGAGAATACCGATTGTTATCTCTAATTCGTTTACTGGCTCTACCTCCATCTTCTTCTTGCCAACAATGAGAACACGCCCCATGTCGTATACCATTGTTAAGACTTTCCCTAATTTCTATTGCGTGTGGATTATTAAAATTTTCTAATATAGAAACTTTGTTTAAGAAAAATTCTTCTTTAGTAGAAACTTTATTATAAGGATATTTAATCATACAGCACATCTTACTAGTGCCATCGTTATTTCCACTCATACCGTGATAAGCATTAACACACCAAGTGTATTTGTTTTGTTCAGTAAACATTAGTCTAAAAACTCCGATAATTTGAACATATATTTTTTAAGATTGCCTTGTGATTTATTATCAATATTCACAGGTGGACAATATTTATTTTGCCTAATGAACACTCTATAATCTATACTGAACCTTACAAGATTAGTATTATTATAACTACTACCATGTAGATGATGCCCAGAAAAACAAATTTCATTTAGAGGATCTAAGGCTAAAATTAACTTATCATTATCATCAATTTCTTCCAATGGTAAAGGATGTGGTCGTTGATCTGTTTCAATATTTTTAACCGCATCGGATCTATAAACCAAGTTCCATTTATCAACATCATAAATTTCACTATTATTTTTGACTGAAAGTTTAAAATATCTAGGACAAATATACATTGAAGAAGCAGAGGTGACGTTGGCCAGAGATATCCAATGGTTAAGCTGATCTTGTTGACCAGAATACCAAGTGTCTCTGTGCGGAGCATAATTATAAGATACACCTGATTTCAAATAAAGACTATTAGGAATGATCCGTATTCTAGGAGGATCTATCCAGATGTCATCAATTGAATAGTTTTTATACCTGTGGGCAACTAATTTTGAAACATAATTTTTAGATTTTTTTCCGTTAGTGAAGGTTTGTTTTATTGTTTCTACTTTATGAATAAAATCTTTAACTAAGATATCATCTACTCTTAAATTTTCTAGAGCACTTTCAAAAATATTTTCTGCAACATCTCGAGCGTAATTTCCTAAGACATAAGATTCTTCAACAGGTTGCATAATATTCAACATACCCTGAAAAATTTTATCTAAAAAAACCAAATTGCTAGAATTAATCATTTGGACTTTCATAAGGCCTAGGAAATTCCTGTGCCATTTTAATTTTAAATAACGGATTAGGAATTTCTTTTAAGTAAATTTCATCTCTAATAATTTCATCACATTCTTGTATAATAATAGGATCTATATTCAAATTAAATTCAGGAAATACACGCTGTGTAAATTCATAATGTTCGCTAGTTAATGGGTGATGATCTTTTAAACCGAATTTTTTTAAAATCGGATCTATTCGATTTTCATGAATTTCAAATCCTATAGGCATAAAGGATTCGAAACTTGCTCTGATTATAGAAAAAGCGTCGGCATTTAACCTATTAATATCAGGACTATCACCAGTCATAAGGTGTCGCATGGTCAAAAAATGAAAGTTAAAACCTTCAAGTATTTTTTGCATAGCGAGTATATAATTTGTAGTCACTATAAATTGCATCCTTTTATCGTAAATTTTTTCTATCAACTCATCGCTACGCCAAATATGAGATGGAACCCATTTTCCATCTTTATACCTATCCTCTCTTTCTGGAGCAGTCCAACAAACTATAATAAGATCATCTTTATTAATTTTGTATTTTTGAAACGCATATAAAATTGAATGAAAAATAAATTGATTACCCATGCCTGCAACGGCAAAATTATAATACCTATCTGGAAATTTTGTTCCTATGATATCAGCCCATGTTGGCCACATATATCTTGTAAAACTGCACCCAAATGCGAAAAATCGATTCATAATTTCTAATAAATATAGCTTTATTTAATAGGAATATGAATAGTTTCAATAAAATTGCAGTGGTTTACAGGGGACATAAAAGAACCTGGGATGTTACCAAAAATAACAATTTTGGTTTTTTCGCAAAACTTGCTAACAATGTAGATTACTATGTATCGCTTTGGAACGAAGATGATGTAGTAGAAGACGATATAAGAAGAGATTTTAAAGAACATAATTTAGTAGCTATACAAATCATCGATCCTGAAAGTAAGTTCTATAACTACTATGCCGGACCAGCATTTTTGGCCAGTCTAATGATACCGAAAATGATAGAAAATACTGCACATCACCAGGACAAATATGATATAGTTATAGATACTAGAATGGATGCATATTTTTTTACACAAACCTATCTTTATCATCAAATGTTTGTGGACAGAAATATGTTGTGGTCCAACAACGTAGGTTTAATAAATGGGAACATGGGACTAGGAGACCTTGTTTTTATGTCAAATTTACCAACCTTTTGCACTTGGGCCAATAGATTTCATCTTGTGGAACTGGTAAAAAATCTTGGTGAAGACGTCCATGCATTTAATTACAAGCTAACAAAAAAGTTAGACCTCAATCCTGTTGAGATTCCCTGGTTTAATTTAAATCTTGTCAGGCCTAATATTTTCCTCGAAAAAGACATTTTTGAGATCCTTACCAATCAGCAATTTTTTCTACCTGTTTTTGGTAAATCTACAAGCTTCTGGAACACTGAACTGACTATTCACGAAAAAATAATGATAGCCAATAGATTTAAAATGACAAGTTTCGGTGTTATGTAAAATGATTTTAGTCTTCGACATTGATGGTGTTCTTACCAATATAGGAGAATGTATTAATAAAGAATTTAGCCTATTCCTACTGAAATTTTTAAACGCACGCACATACTATCTCATAACTGGTAGCGATATAACTAAGAGTATAAACCAAATTGGCAACGAACTCATAAACAATGCAAAAATCTCCTATCACTGTCTAGGAAATCAATATAAAAAAAATGAAACTATTAATCAACGTAACCAATTTACCTTGGTTGAGGAAGAATTAGATTTCATAACACACCTATATAAAACTAGCTTTTGGACAAAAAAATCTGAAACATTTTTACAGTTAAGACAAGGAAGTATAAATTTTAGTTTAGTAGGTCAATCTGCATCGGATTTAGATAAAATAATCTATGCTGAACAAGATATGATATTACATGAACGTTTGAAATTTGTTAACCTTATAAATCAAAATCTCTCTAGATTATCTGCATTCGTAGGTGGTAGAGCCAGTATAGACCTATGTTTAAAAGGGTGCGATAAATCTCAAATCTTTAGAGAAATTGGCCACTCTCCCATAACGTTCTTTGGTGATAGATGCAGTCCTGGTGGAGTAGATTATCCTTTAGCAAAACTCTGTATTGGTGAACATAAAGTCTACGAGATTAAAAATGGATATCTAGAGACATGGGATCTACTTAAAAAAATACTCTAGCTGTGGGGCTAATCTTTCAGCATATTTTAGATGTGAATAATCATTTGTGTGTAACCAATAAGATAAAAAATCGTCAGGTCTTTCTATTTTAAGGTAATCACTAGGATCTGTAAATTTGTTTCCTGCAAATCTCAACACATTATCTATGAAAGTTCTAGTTTGCTGACATAAGTTATAATTAAATTCGGGTTGACTAGGATGTATCCATGCTACCATTGGGATTAATGCCAAATTTATAGGCAACAGGCTAATAGATAGAATAGCTTTATAGTAATGATAGATAATATAATCATCATTAAACAAATCAATTTCGGTGTTAGGATTTACCTTAACCTGAAAAGGCTCATTAATTACATATACATCGAACGGATTAGGTATTTTTTTCCTATTGAATGCCAACATACGGATTGTAGGTTGTAGTCCAACTAGGATTAAATCTGTTTCTAGGATGTCTCCATTGACGTAATCTGTAAAAATATCATAGTAAGTTAAATCAATTGGAGCTCCTGGATATGCTTTATAAACATTTTCAACATTAAATTTTTTGGCAAGTTGATAATGCCATGTTTTTTTACTCTGGATTATTTCTCTACCATAAGAATCAATTCGATTAGAATTTGGGGGCAGTTCGTGAAAACGCATGAGAAATTCCCCGTAGCTACATTTTAAACTTTTTTTATAATTATCACAATCACGTTCAGTCATTCCAAGGAGTTCATAATCGGCAAGTTCTTCCCCTGTAGTAAAACTATCACCATAAGCACGAATCCTTGTAATCATGTTTGACTTCCATATGTTGTATAAACTTCTTTACAGAGATTATAAAAATTTTCATACTCAGGAAAAGTCTTGAGTAGACTTGTCCCTAATCTCCTATCATTTTCGGTGAAAAAACTATAAAAATCTCTTCGACCATTTTTTATAGTGGTAGCGTTAACCGGATTTTCCATCATATAATCAGTAACCCTTTTCATTTTTTCAAATTCAACATTACTAAAAATATCTTGTCTATCTTCAATAAATTTTAAGGTAGATAACTGATGCTCTTTAAAATCATCAGTCAAAATATTAATCATCCAATGTGGTGGTTCTTTAAGATAAGGGGTATCGAAGAGAACACTACGCGGACCAAGTTCTTTCCTCCAATCTATAATTTTTTCTAAAAGTAATTGAAAGTTTGTCACACATAAAACATTGTAAGTACACATTAGGTTAAGACTATATCCTTCATTTATGATGGCCCTCACATTTCGTTCCCAATGTTTACATTTTAGACCAGTTCTCATATATTCAGCTCTAAGTCCCCAACTTTCAATACTGGTAAAAAACGTTACCCTTCCTATTTTCTTTTGTTCCAATAAACTTCTCAACCTATCTAACAACCTATCAACTCTAGCAAAAGTTACTCCCAAGTTACTATTCACAGTGATAGTTAAATTAGGCGCAGGTTCTTTCTCTAATAAGTCAAAAAATTCTAATGCCGCAGGGTTCATTAATGGTTCACCACCAGTGATTCTAAGTGTATGTAAATCTTTTCTTAGATCAGGCCACCATTTCCAAAAAGCTTCTATATAAGGGTTTTTATCCTTGGGTCCATAATGTGTTCCATCTTTTAAAAATTCTATACCATATTGATTATAGGTTAAATCATGATTACCATGTTTTTTAATTTCTTCCACCCACATGGTGCTTGCTTGAGGGCAGCAATATCCGCACCTAAAATTACAGGCATTACCAAAACTTACTTCGAGATACCTTGGATTTACATCAACATCCCAAGGAAGTTTCCCTATTTTTTCAATTAGAGGATGGCTATAGTCACTAGAACTATGAATCATTCTGTCACTGATATGATCGCCAGATAAATCTTCTATATTCCAACAATAATAACATTCAGGAGGTCTTACACCTTCCAACATCATTTTCCTTTGCTCTTTTTTCCACTCTGTGTTATGTAAGGCACTGGGATTTTTTTCTATTTCGTGTAATCCGATCCTATGAGGTCTAGGATGATAACAACTATGATTGTCTCCTGTATGTAGATAAAGCGTTTGATGTAGCCATTTTTGAGTGCAAAAACTAGGACTTACATTGTTCAGCCTATTTCTGGTTAGTTTAATGTGTTGTAGATGATCCATAATACCTCTTAATTTTTATTATAGGGCTTGGCCTGAAGCAGTTGACAATCTATTACGAAGTCCTGTAATTCAGGAAAATAATCAAGTAGCCTTCTATTGTTTCGTTTATCATATTCAGTAAAGAAAAGATGAAAATTTTTCATCGCTAATTCTTTATCGAATTTGGTGTCGCTTTTTATCCAATCAATTAGACGTTGAACTTTACTTATTTCAAAATCTTTGAAACCTTTAAAAAAGTTTTTCTCTGTTTCTATGTTGTCTTCCATAAATTGTTTGGCTTCCTCTAAATAATAAACATTTTCTGGATTTATTTTAGGATTCAACCATTCTGGAAATTCTAACTGTGGAATATCAAACCAAATCAACTGCCTATCTTTGTTATAGGTTCTTCTAAGCTCTAAAATATTTTTTATATAAGTTAAAAAATTAAAATAACTTAGAGATGTAAAAGTAATAATAAAACTAAGACTATGCTTATTACCTTGAGCAAGGTATTGAGTTATATTTTGATATAAAACTCCAAAGTCCATGCCTTGTCTTATATACTCTGCTTGGGGACCCCAACTGTCTAGGCTGCAAAAAAGTAAAAAATGGTCTATACAATCATTAGATGTTATCTCATTCAAAGATGTCATAAATTTAGACCACTGTTTACCCGGAGGACAACAATTACTAGTGATACTTAATTTAAGATTAGCATTTGGATTTTTTTTGACAAACTCAAACACCTTAAAAGTGCTTTTATCCATCAATGGTTCTCCCCCAGTCATTCTGAATGTATTCAGAGTTTTATAAATTTCAGGGAACCATTGCCAAAAGGCTTTTAAATATGGATTTGATGGGCTATTATCTGGCCATGTATTATTGTCTTTCATCCAACCTAACTCATGGTGAGGCCTATCACTGAGGACATAGGATCCATGCTTTTCTATATCGTGCATCCAAGCAGAACTAATATGTGGACTACAATAACTACACTTAAAATTACAGCCTTGATTAAAATTAACTTCTAAGTATCTAGGATTAGCATTACCTGTTGATCCTATTTCTAATGCTTCTTCAATGATGCCTTCTTCATAGACATCATTACTTCTGTAGGCTCTATCACTTAGTTGACTACCGCTATCCTCTATCTGCCAACAAAAACTACATTCACTAGGCCTTGTGCCCTCAAGCATGAGCTTTCTTTGTTGTTTTTTATGTTTAGTATTATGTAGAGCACTTACATCAATTTTGATTTCTTCCAAAGGAATATGATGATGTCTAGGATGATAACAACTATGAGTTTGACCTGTAGGTATATGAATACTAACATTGAACCATTTGGCCAAACAAAAACTAGGGCTAATGGAATTTATTTTTTCATATACAGTATTAGAGTCATAGAAATAGACTGATTCCAGTTTTCCTCTTTTTTTGATAACCTTATTTCCGCTAACCCCGATAGGCTTTTCTGTCATAGATTTTCCTTGTTTAGATTATATAATGATTTAAATTTTTCTGCAAGCCAAATCCTATCATTGATTAATTTATGATCAGTCTCTTCTTTGATAAAATCCAAAGCATGTTGGGCCGCTTGGTTGGCGAAATTTCCAAATTGGTTTTGAGCACCTTGAGTCCTCCAGACTTCCAGTTCTGAAAACTGTTCATTTGTAGCCAGCTTCACACATTCTCTAAACACGCTTCTCCAGGTGCTAAATTCATCTGTATTAAATCTTGTGATATTACTAACTGACTCCATGACCTTGACTCCTGGGACGACCGATGTGCTCAAATCTAGAGACTGCCACTTCCGCATCTTCAGTAGGGCCTGCCGTGGAAACAGCTTGACACCTCCATATCCATAGACAAGATCATTAATAGGATTTCTACTTAACCATATATAAACAAATTGTCTATCAAAAAGATCAGGAGAGAAATCGAATGTCCAATCTTCCACCAACCATGCATCCCCGTCTACTACATAAAACATATCAGTTTCTGCGATTTCTGCTGCTCGCTTATGTGCTTGAAAAATACCCGTGACGCCATCTACTCTCTTTGCCCACGGAGCTTTAGCCTTTACTCTATTCCAATTTAATTCTGCGTCTTGTTCGTGATAACTGATAAAAATAATATCTAATTTAGTGGCCATGGTAAGATCTATCATTCCCATATCCTTGACTTTTTTAGATTTTTTAGATAACTTGGCTCTTACTACCCAAATTTTTTCTCCGTGATAATCTACATACCATTCGTGAAGATAATCTTTATCATGATAGGGTATTTGATAATCCCATTCTATACATAAATTTTTAATTGCCTTGTTAGTATTAATAATAGTATCTGGACATATATATCCTAAACTTTTATAACCTGAAGGGTTAAGTGCATATTCTATACGTAGAGCTTCTACATCCTTCATACCTGTAAGTTTAGGATCTAATAAATAGCTATTTGTGTAGGCGAAATCATAATATGGTATTTCTGTTGTAACATTCCGAAAACTAAAATCTTCCACAGCGTCATTATAGATTATTCTATAATTAGGGCTCACATACCCTACTACTTTAGACCCTTTAGTTTTGGTAAAAGACATTTTAAAGGCCCATATTTCATAATCTAGGTCAGGTGTATATTTTGGATCAAGTAGATACACATGTTCATATTCAAAATCATAGTGTGGTATGGCTAGATCGATTTCATACTCAAGCCTAGGTAACTTGGAATTATAGGTAATTTTAGGTTGAGGTGATATATAACCTTTGACTACCCAATCTTTACTTTTCCTATACTTAGGCCTGATCCTGACTACCCATTTTTCTTCATGAGGGGTATGAATTGGATCTAATAGATAAACATTTTCATTTTCACATTCCCAAAATGGAGGCAAAAGTTTATCTAACTTCAAAGAAAAATCGGGTAGATCGTCATTGAAAATGATTTCAATATCAGGACAGATATCTCCCATATCTCTACTTTCAAGAACTTGTCCTTTTAAAGGTCGACACTTATAGGCCCAAACTCTATCTTTAATAGGTGCAAATCTCTTATCGATATACCACACTAATTCACACTTACTTTGATATGGATCTGGCTCAAAATTATTGATAGGATCATTGTCAAATGTCATTGATCTATCAAGATCAGGATTTTTCCTCCATACCATCTTAGGTATTTCAATTTCTAATGTCAGATAACCTTTGTTGAAATCCCAATCTACGGGAAAGAATTTGACTACCCATTCACCTTCATAGGTATAGACTACACATTGATCAACTTCAGGTAAATCTTCTATAAAATAAAATGGCCGACTGTCAGATAACCAAGGGTTTACAACCGCAAAGATTTCATTATAGGGACCTAGATTATAAATTTCAGTATCATAGAGCTCTACGCTACCTTCCCAGGGTATCTGCTTTACTAACTCAGGATCAACTTGATAAATTTCCATAATAGTTTCATTATGTGTATATTTAATAAAATCCTAATCACAATTTAGATTTTATGCTAAGGCATACCTTAAATACCAGCATGACAAAATCCTTTAAACATTCAGGAGCCTTTGGTGATCTTATCTATGGCCTAGCCCTGGTCAAATTATTTGGCGGGGGTGACTTTTATCTGCACCTAGACCAAATCAACTGGATCGGTCAACACTATTACGGCTCAAAACCCAACCCTATACATCAGGGTAGGCTCACCGCTAAAGACTATGAATTCATGCAGAGCTTTATGCAAAATCAAGCCTATATCTCCAAGTTTGAGATCCTACAGCCTAGTACCGAAATCACACACAACCTAGATAGATTCAGGCCCCTGTTTGTGGGCCACCCAGGGAATTATGTGGATATCTATGCCCAGGCCTTTGGGATAAGACAACCTGAAATAAGAGACGCCATGCGAAATCTGCCCTGGCTCACTGTGAACACACCTAAGAGGGTAGCAGCCACAGTGATTAATCGCACACATCGTTGGCTACCCCCGACCCTAGCAGCAGAATGGTCCATGCCTGAATGGCAGCAGGACAGTGTGTTCATAGGACTAGAGGATGAATACAAGGACTTTATCACGGCCACAGGTCTGCACATACCTTGGCACCCTACAGAAACCATGTTGGACATGGCTGAATGCATCGCAGCCGCTGATCGATTTGTGGGCAATCAAAGCTCTGCCCTGGCTCTGGCCATAGGCCTGGGGGTAAAATTTCACTGTGAACGTAGAACAGACCTACCCATAGAGCGCAATGAATGCTACTTTCCCAATCACCCAAATGGTAATTATTTCGGTTGACACGGTCAGTTTTTGATCATATAATATAACTACACTGACACAACTAGGAGATTTCTATGTACAAGTATGCAATTTGGGTTCGTATCACGGCCTATCAAACTGCCAATACTATCGTATGGGCCAATAACGACTATGAAGCTAAGATGTTGGCAGAAGCTCAATATGGTCAGGGCAATGTGCTTAACTATACTAGGGTAGATGACTAAACGACTGGGTATCATACAGAGTAGGGGCCTGGGCGATATCATAATCGCACTGCCCCTAGCTCATCATTATCACGAACAGGGCTGGCATGTGCATTGGCCCATCGCCGAACAGTTCATACCACATGTGGTTAGGCATGTGCCCTGGGTAAAATGGATACCCTTGACTGTGGACCCTGGGCCTTATTTTTATGATACGCCCTATCAAAGACTGCGTAACTTTCACTGTGACGAAATCATTAGCCTTTATCAGGCTCTGACCAATCACCCAGAACTGCAGGCCAGACCAGAATTTCAAATCATGAAGTTTGATCAGATCAAGTATGCAGAAGCAGGCGTGCCATTTTTAGATAAATGGAGACTGGCAGACTGTGTTACTAGAGATCATGAAGCAGAACAGGCCCTATACCAACGCCTGGTCAGCGCGAACAGACCCTATGTGGTGCTGCATCTAGAGGGTTCTGATCATAGAGCAGAATTCGATCGAGCTATCATACCCCAAGATTATGACCAAATTGAAGTGACCGCACACACAGACAGTGTGTTTGATTGGCTCACGGTATTAGAGGGTGCTGAAATCTTGATCTGTGTGGACAGTGTGATAGCTAATCTAGCAGACCAATTCCATATCCCCCAAAAGGTGGAATCCTATTTTATTCCACGTAGTCATATCCAGCTTACCCCAGTGCTCAATGGTCCTTGGCGATGCCTAGAACCCAGCCCCGAAACTGCACAACGTATTAGAATCTTTCGCTAATAGATAATCACTGCACCTGCTCGGCCTGAGTGTCCCCAAGGCAGAACCTTATAGGCCTCTCTGGGAACCTGACCTGGTGCTGACCACCCTGATCCTACAGTGACTTGACCTAGGCTACTGCTCACTGTAGTCTCTGTGCCAATGTTCATAGTCACAGTATCTCCTGGCTCAACTTGACAACCTCTAGCCCACATAAGGCCTGGGCCCTGTTCATGATCAGCTTGCCCTGAGCTGAATATGGCCAATCTAATCCATGACACCGTTCTGGGCACTGTCCATGAATGTGTGCCTGTGCCAGTGAATACCAATGCAGCTCCATCTAGGGGATCAGCACGAGCAGTCATTTCCAAGAACCTAGTCTGTCTATATGCAGCAACCAGATCAATAAGGTGATCAGGATCACTGAGAGGTCTAGGTTCTGAACGTAGTGTCTGTGCCCAGGCCTGGGATTCCATCCAAGTGTCACGATCCGTTTCTGACAAGGTCATAGGATCAAGACGTCTATTCGTGGGATGATGTGCTGCAATATAACGATCCAGATCTGGGCCTGAGACCCATGCACCCCCCAGTCTTGGCATGGTAAAATTACCATGTATGGGGTCTGGCCATGTGACACTCATGGTCTCCCTCACCAAATCTAGATCAATAATTTCATAATTAGACATAGACCTGACACCCTCCAATGGCTCCATCACCGCCTGTATAACTTACAGGAGTGAAATTATAGAACACATAACTTTCTGCGCCACCGCCACCATCACCCACATTGGCACCATTGGGTCCATTACCATTACCATATGTATTGCCACCTTGACCACCTGCTCCTAGAGTATTACCACTAACTCCTGTGAGCGTGATACTGGCCCCCACACCCCCTGTGAACGTGGCTCCCGCACCACCAGCACCTCCGCCTCCTCCACCCGTTATGGCATCTGTGGACCCAGAAGCAGGGCCACCTGCATTGGCAGTAGTGGGCTTGCCATAAGGATAGGTATAGGCCGTAGCAATACCACTGTCTCCACCATTACCATTGGTCAACTTGCCTGCGGTGAATCTATAATTACTGTTAAAGGTGCGACCACCCCAACCTCCTGTGGCCCAGCAGATTTTAAGGGCTGTGATCTCCCCAGGTAATCGCCAATTAACATAGGTCACACTGCCCTCATCCCCCTTGAAAATATTGCCTCCGCCCGGAACACTGCTGATGCCAGAAGCTCCTAGCCCACCAGCAGCCACAACTATGGTTATGGTCTGCCCTGCTACTACAGGATCTAGACTGCTGATATAACCAGAGACAGCACCTCCTCCACCACCTCCTCCAGCTGAACCACTGTATCCACCTGGTTCCCCATCATATCCATTACCCGCTATGGCTCCTCCACCACCGCCTCCACTGCCCACACATAACACATTCATGAGCCCATCTGGCTTGTTGGCAGGTATGGTGAGATAATAGGTCCCAGGCGTGAGATAGGTATAGGTCTGCTTGGTGTAGGCTGATAAACCCAAAAAGTCTAACATACTGGTGGGCAAAGGATCTAATCCAGCAGCAGTTGAAGCAGCCTGCAGGTTAGCAGCAGAAAACTCTGACTGTATTTGACTGAGTGTGATGGGAGGTGATCCGGGTAATGGCATATCTGTATATTTATTGAGGTTGACAGACCAAGTATGAGATCATATACTGTATATATGCTGAGACTATTCACCCTGCTAGTCATATTGATCCTTAACACAGGCTGCGGCGATACGGGCTGTGAATACGAAGACTTTACAATGATAGAACGTGGAGCCAATAGTGAAATCGTCAATATGCTGGTGGTAACCAAATACTGTACTAGGGAACGCTGCCCAGGACTACCAGATAGAATCACTTGTAGAGTCAACTAAAAACCCCGCTGTAGCTAATACACTATACAGTGAAAACCCCGCTGTAGAGGTCTGTGAAAAACACAGCGGATTACACACTCAGAAGTGTGTGTAGAAGACTGTGAACAATACCATTAAACCTATGACACCATGAGCTCTATGTGTGTGAAATTGTGGCTGAATTATGGCTGAATTGTGACAGAATCATGGCAGAATCATGGCAGAATTGTGATAGGATTTTGGTGATTGGTTGAAAAGTATTTTAGTATAGTGCCCCTCCACTTCGCCAATCTAGGCCTCAAACTGTGTGAAAAATGCCCGATTCTGGTCCACAATTTGGTACAAAAACACTTGATTTTGGTTCAAAAATGCTGTATAATATCTAGTTTAGACCAGTAAAAAACAGGCCCCCTTAGCTCATGCATGGTTAGAGCAGCGGACTCATAATCCGTTGGTGCGTGGTTCGACTCCACGAGGGGGCACCAAATGCCCGTATGGTGAAATGGTAGACACAAGGGACTTAAAATCCCTCGCTCGAAAGGGCGTGCTGGTTCGACTCCGGCTACGGGCACCATATCTATACTATATACAACTCATAACAGTATAGAATACATAATATATAATCCATAACATTCAAGATTATATAAACTACAACTTATAACAGTATACTTACTATATTATATAACTTCGAACGTTATGGGTTATAGTATATACAATCTATGACACTATAAGTTATATAAACTACAACTCATAACAGTATACTTTATATGATCCATAACGATCACGAGAGTGCCGTGGCGGATCTACAACACTGTGGCAGAATTACAACAAAGACCCTAGACTTGACCTGGGTACCACTTTTTGCTATAATACGAGTATGGACAAAGCAAAGACAGCCCGCAAAAAGAGAGTAGACCGCACTCACATTATCTATATGCTGGTTGTGGGCGGTCTACGTTACATTGGCGTCACTGCCAAGACTGAGAGCACTGTTCTAAAGTCAGTGCGAGCCAGAGCAGCCAAGCATTTCTATCGTGCTCGGACTGAGGCTAAAGACTGGTCACTATGCCATGCTCTACGCCAGTTAGCAGACAAGAATGAGATTGAAATTCATGTAGTAGAACTGCTACGGGGCAAGGCTGTGGCACATCGTAGAGAAGTAGAAATCCGTAGAGAGTTACGGCCCGAGTTGAACACGGACTGTAGGGGAGACTAACATGCTCTGTCCATATTGCACTGAAAGAGTGCCCGTGTTCTCAGTTCGTTGTCCTCATTGCACTACCTACTATGGGCATGGAGCTCTATGGCGGTGGAACATTGTGGTATTCCTGCTAATGACCCTAGGCTTGACAGGGGTATTGATAGTTGCTATAATGTGGATACACTAAAGGAGCCAATCATGTATAGTAGAGAATTTAGGGAATTGCCCGTGGGACGCTTGTTCCGCTGTAACGGCAACGACTACTTGAAACAATCCACTCGAACTGCCCGTATGCTGGCCAATGGCAGAGTGATCTACTTCGGAAAGAGTGAAATCATACACCCAATCGCATACTAAGGAGCAGACTATGTGGAACTTAGAAGGACAGCGGATTCGTGCTCGTTACTTTGGCGATCAGGAAGTAGAGGGCCGTGTGGTAGAAAGCCGTGTCAAGTATGGCGGCAGAGTTCAGCACACCGTTGAGTTTGACCAGCCTATTCAGTTACGGTGGCGAGCACTGAAGGCGGTTCGCATTCTCATAGATCACGAGGAAGTGATTGAAGTTGCGGGGGTGCCACAATAACCCTAGGATTGACAGGGGTATTGATAGTTGCTATAATGCAAGTATAGTAAACAACAAGGAGCAGACAATGTATTCATGCTTGAGTGTAGCAGGTGGATGGCAGACTATGGTCAAGGCCACTGGCGAACTGATTGGACCCGCATTTCACAGGATTGGTGACTTGTGGGCATGGCAACGTCTTAACCTTTATAAGGATTCAGTATGAGATTTTATGACTATATAGCAGTGCTTCGTTTCCCCAACGGTCACGAGGTTGAACAGCCAATCCGTGCTAAGATGCGCTCAGACGCTTTTGACATGGCTATGGCCCTGTGCGACATGATGGACACGGAGTTGATTTGCCTTAACAGAGAGGAAGACCAGTATAAGGAGGATCTCCAACTGGAAGCCCTCTATGAAGAACGTTATGATTTGGGGGACTGATATGCAATATCCAGACTATATGACATGGGCGGACATTGAGGCCTTTGAACTGGACATGGCTCGCTTCTATGAGGATCCCTCAGTGGAGTTTGACGCGATTAATCGCGAGCTGCGTGAACTGGCCCAGGAAGGGCTAGCAGAGCAGGCAGAACTGTTGGGTTTTTACAACGGCTAGAGTGCCAAAGACCCTGCGGTTGACAGGGTTTCCACTTTTTGCTATACTTATTGAACTGAAACACTACACAGGAGCAAGAAATGAATGTGACTGCTGAGCAAGTTCCCCAAATCGTTGCAGAAGCCCAGAATGCCGCTTACCAAGCCGCTAGCAAGTTCTTCCAGGAGAAGTTAGGCGGGCAGGACCAATACGCCTGCGGCTTTGCCTGGGTCAACATCTACGGTGTCAAAGGCAATACGCGACTGGGCAAGGCACTGGCCAAGGAAGGTATCCGCAAGGCCTATGGTGGCGGTCTCCAGATGTGGAACCCCTCAAAGTTCGGTTGCCAGAACGTAGACACCTTAGAGGTAGGTGCAGAGGCTGCGGCTAAGGTCTTCCAGAAGTACGGCTTCACTGCCTACGCTGGCAGCAGACTGGACTAAGGATGCCAAAGACCCTAGACTTGACAGGGTCTAGGGTTTTTGCTATAATGCAAATATAGTAAACAAAAGGAGCTGATATGTTGGCAACGACTAAAATTGTGCGTCTGTTCGCACGTTTCATTTACACGAAGAGTTTTGGCTATGCTGGCTCTTTTACAGACAAGTGCAAGCAGGACCACAGCTTGCGGCATGTTGCGTTTAGGCTTTATAGCAAAGCAGAAGCAGACAAGTTGGCTAAAGAACTTGAGACTATGCTTTTTTTAGCAGGCTACACGAATAAAGTGAAGCGCACGAGTAGCGAGTGCAATGGGCAATTGCGAGTTGGCGGTGGAGAGTATGTGCGAGTGAAGGCACTATTAGGCTAAGGAGATTTATAATGATTAAACTTACAAACACAGAATTTGACGCAGGCACTGTTATACACAATTTTGACTGCGACTTTACTGTAACGACTGCTGGCGACGGCTTATGGGGCTGTGAGCCCGGACGACAGGTGCGTGTTACAGGTATCTGCGTTATACATACTGCCTTTGACGACAGCATTAATACACGAGTAGACGTCACGCACGGTAGCACCTGGGACATCTACACTGACACGGCCTTTGAGAGTGCTGTTAGCGGCGCACTGGGCTTTGATGTTGGCTTCACAGAGCAAGGCATGCAGGAAGATGGTCTTGCCAGCATGGAGGTATAATTTATGACAGTGGTCCGTATTAAAATTCGTAGCGATGATCGCAGACTAGTAGAGCGCTGGACTGCGCCCAGCCAGGGCCAAATTCAAGCAGAGTTTGACTTAGAGCAGAGTGCCTTCCCAACAGCAGGCTATGGCACTGCAATCTATAACCTTAAAGAAGATCCTACAGGTCTACTATGGCATGCGGAGTTTACACGAATGAAGAGCTGTGACTAGGAACGAAGTACTACAATGGACAGGAGCCCTGTTTATCATAGCAGGGCATGTTTTAAATACTATAAACTTAGACGGTTGGAATATATTAGCATTCTTTATAGGTACTATAGCATTCATGGCCTGGGCCCTGCGAGTCAGGAACAGAGCACAGACTGTGGTTAACATTGTAGCGCTGGTGGTCTGTGCCGCAGGACTGTATAGATGGCTTGTGGCTTTTTAGCCACAAAGACCCTACGATTGACTGGGGTATCGAAACTTGCTATAATAGCATTACACTGAAACACTAAGGAGCTGACGATGGACAAAGAACTTTTTAAGCGAGATCCCAGAGACTTTGCCTTAAGTCTTGTAGAAGATGGCATGGTGGATCCCATGCTCATGCTTCATGCGGCACTGAACTGGCTGAACACGGATGAGGTGCGTGACATGTTGGATGCCAACGAACTGAGCCCACGCTTTGCCTACGATGAGGAGGATCTAGATGAAGATCGTGTATAACAGACTGCTGGGTGCTTGGTATGTGGTGCGTGGAAGGCATCACACGCCCATCAGTGGTCGTTTTGACACTAAAGAGGCTGCATTGGCATATCTTAGACAGCGTAACCC